AGAGCAGAAGAGTTTGGTAGACTAGCAGTTCAAGCTATAAAGGATGCTGGTACAAAATTAAAATTAAGATGTGAATTAAATGGAGAATATAAAATTGGAAACAACTGGGCAGAAACGCATTGATACAGTAGCAACTGATATTAAAAAATTAATTGCTGATATAGCTAATGGAAATCCTGCACCTATAACAGAAGAGAACATGAATAGTTTTCTTAATAATATTAAGGAAGCTATGATTGCATGGAACACTCCACCTAAAAAAGAAAAGTATGATGGTGTATTAAGAATGAGTATCTTAGGTAAACCAGCTAGACAATTATGGTATGATAAGTATTCACCTAAAGAAACAAAAGAATATGATGCAAGTAATAATTTAAAATTTTTATATGGACATATTATAGAACACTTACTATTATACTTAACAGAATTATCTGGACATAAAGTAGAAGATAGACAAATGAAAGTTAAAGTAGATGATGTTAAAGGACATATAGATGCTAAAGTAGATGGAGAAATATGTGATGTTAAGTCTGCTTCACCTTTTAGTTTTAAAAAATTTAAGAATGGTGAGTTAATAAATGATGACCCTTTTGGGTATCATGCCCAGCTATCAGGATATGAAACAGCTAATGGAACTAACAAGGGAGGTTTTCTTGTTGCTGATAAATCAAGTGGTGATATATGTTTTTACAAACCAGAAGACTTAGCTAAACCTGATACAAGAAGTTTAATAAAAGATTTAAATACTAAACTTGCTAGTGATACACCTCCTGAAAGATGTTATGAATTAAAGACAGAGAAGAATGGAAACAAAGCTATACCAGTTGGTTGTCAATTTTGTATACATAAGTTTGAATGTTATGCAGATGCAAACAAAGGTAAAGGTTTAAGAGTATTTAAATATTCAAATAAGAATGTGTTCTTAGCTGATGTAATTAAAGAACCTATGGTAGAAGATATAACAAAAGAATTTACAGATGGAATTAAAACACAAACACCTTCTAGTTAGAGCAGAAGTATTAGAACCACCTAAAGATTTAAAGGTCATGAAGAAGTGGACTAAGAGTTTAATAAAAGATATTGATATGAAAATATTAGCTGGTCCATATGCAAAGTATTGTGAAGTTAAAGGTAATAGAGGTTTAACTTGCGTCACTATAATAGAAACATCCCATATAACTTTACACTCATGGGATGAAATGAGTCCTGCGTTAGTACAGCTTGATGTTTATAGTTGTAAACAATTAGATGAGAAAATTGTTTTTGATTATGTATATAAGTTTCAACCAGTAAGAATGTCTTATAGATATTTTGATAGAGAAAAGAATTTTAAATTATTAAAGTTAGATAAGGATGAGTAATATGAATAATGATTATCAAACATTATTAGAAATGTGGAGAGATGAAAAAAATAAAAGACAAGCAATAGAAAATGAATTGTCTATTATGAAAGACAAACTTTTAACTAAAGACAAAGAATGTGAAACTTTAAATAAAGTAATAAGTAATATACGAAATGAACAGTAAACAAATGAAACCTATTAGAAGAAAAGCTAGACATATATTAGTAGCTTGGTTACAATCTTTGTTATCAAAAGAAGAAGCTAGTAAAATTAATTATAAAAATGTATTTAGTTTTATTCCTAATCAAACTCATTACTATCAAGGTGATACATTAAGACTACAACCTTGGTCGTACAAATGGATAGTTAAAAAATTAAAACGCAATCCAGAGTTGACAATAGATGATTTAAATGCTATGTTACAACCAACCGAACAACAATTAAGAAGACAACAAATGCAAGAACTAGGACCACTATAATGACACATAAAGATATGTTTAAAGGAACTACCTATGATTCATTAGGTAAGCAGGTAGATGGAAATCATTATTCAAAGATGAAGATTCAACCTGCAGAATTTATAAATGAAAATGGTTTGTTGTTTGCAGAAGGTAATGCTATTAAATATATCTGTAGACATAAAGCAAAAGGCAAACAAAAAGATATTGAAAAAGCTATTCACTATCTTGAAATGATACTTGAAAGGGATTACTCATGAGTTTATCAGAAGCACAAATAAGACAATTAGAAAAAAGGGCAAGAGGTTTTCGCAGACTTATTGCTGCATTAAATGATTTAAATATGTATGGTATACATGAACAAATAGATAAGATGTTATTTGTTAAGATAGAAGATTTAAAAGAACATTTAAAAAAGAAAATAAAAAGAAACAATGAAAAGCTAAATGAAATCTATACTGAAACTGTAGATGCTTTAGTTGATGATGATTATCAAAGTGGAGAGATAGGTTATAAACCTACTGAAGTACATAAAGAAGAACCAGTTGGTGAATCTTTTACTAGCAAAGATTATAGTAAGAGAACATATAAATCTATTAAGGAACATGGTACTGATATTAGTTTTGAAAATGAAACTAAAGAACCTAAGAATAGATTAGAACAAATGGCTTCATTAACACACGACCCAATAACAGATTAAGTATGAATAATGTATTAGGGTTAGATGGTAAACCTAAAAAACCTACACCAGATAAATGTCATATGCGTTTATGTTTAGTTGGTACAGATGATATTGATATAAAAAATGTACAAACATTTGGTATAGCTGATGATGGTTTCTTTATGGTAAAGTCTTTTGATAATGAAAGACTACCAGTATTCATGACTAATCCTGCACGAGTACAAAGTGTTGAGATATATAAAGAAGGTCAGAAACCTTTAACTAAATTAAGGGAAGGAAAATCTGATGATGATTTTCTTTTAGACCTACTAAAGAAAAAGCATGAAACAGAATCGAAAACTTAAATCTAAACCTAGAGTTAAAAGAAAAGAAGCTGAATTGATGGGCTTCAAATTGATTATAAATAATCAAGGACAATTTATTACAGAAATAAAATCTTACCCAATAGATAAGATACCATTACATTTTAAAAAAGAAAATGCTGGTGTTATTAATGCGTTGTTAAGGGAATGTAAAAGTAATTTTACTATACTAACTGAAGAGTTAGAAAAAATTGCAAGGGATGTCTTTCACAGTTAAACTTCTAATTTAGTTTCTTGTTTTTCTACTTCTTCATCTGACTCAGGAGTACAAAAAAATTTAATAAATATTTTATATTCATTAACTTCATCTGGTCCAATAGCTTCTGTTTTTTCAAAAGACTCTTTATAACCAGCAGTCATACACTCATAAAATGTATCATAAGTATTTAACTTATGAGGTTCAAGACAGGAGTTTGCTAATCCTGAACACATAATCATAAACAAAGCTATCTTCATCAGTCTAATATTAAAGAAGTAATCTTCTTTTCCCCCATGTATATCTCTATGTTTGCTTTAGATTTAATGCATTTGTAAACTACTCTATCTGCAGTACCTTTATCCTTCATAGCATATCTTTTTGCTTTCAAACATTTTGATAACGAGTCTTGAATTCTGTGTTCTTTAATTTCATGGTCCATTATAAGAAGCAGGGCAAATACAGTCTCTATCATTTTTTCTCCTTTTTGTTTTTACATTTACATCTTGGTGCAAATAGTTTATCCATCTGTTCTGATATCCAATCTAATCCTCCAAAGCATTTTAAAAAAAATCTATCTATAAAATTATTCATGTCCATTACCATTTCTAATTAATTTTTCTACATCTGCTTGTAGTTTTGAAACTTGTTCTTTTAAAAAATCTATATTAATTTTATTGTTTCTCATATTCTTTAATTCTTCATCCATAGACTCAATTAAACCTGCCATATGTTCCACAAGCATGAAAAGTTCTGCTTCCCCACTTGACTGACCTAATTCTCCACGAGGGTATTTGATTCTAAACTCTGTATTTTGACTTAAATCTTTTTCAAATAATTCTAGTTTAGTACTATGCTTATTAAGAGTTTCAACTACACCAAAGTATGCCCATACACCTACAGCAACAGCACCAATGATGCTGATTAAATTTTTCATTGGCATACTTACTGAAGTCTTATCTGATATTTTCATTTAATTTGGACCTCCAAATAATGCCAACAATACCATTAATATAATTAATGTTCCTGTAAAATAATAATTCATTTTATTATCTTTCGGTTGTAAGTTTCTTATTAATACTTCTGCAACAAGATGCATACTTATAATAATACTCCTAATAGTAATCCTACTATTGCTAATGTTATCATATTATTTCTTTACTAATGAACCACCAAAGTATAAACCTATAATGGCTGATACTAAGTTAGTGTCTAATGGTGTTATTACTAAACTGTTAGATGATAATGTTATCCATTTCATTACTTCTTTTTCAGGTAAGAAAAAGAAAGCAGGTTTAAATTCTAAGTAACCTACAATCACACTTGTATCTGGTGATAGTACAGGCATTAGTTTTGGTAATAATACTATTGCAAAGACAGCGACTAATGCTATGATTCTTCTAGTCCATTGGAATCCTACATTGTCATACTCTCTAGCTTCTTTAAAACCTTGTTGTTGAACCTCTGCTCTTTGTATAAGCATCTTTTGTTCAGCTTGTTTAGCTTTAATACTTTGAGACCATATACTCATTACTCCACCGAGTACAGTAGAACCAAGCATTGTTATCATTTCAAATGGCATTTATTCTCCTTTATTAACTGGGCAGAGCATGGCTACTTTGTGATTTCTCATGATGCCCAGTAGTAAGATTATTTAATCTTAATTGTTTTAGCTTTTTTTTCTTCAGGTAAGTCTTGATATAATTTTATATTAAGAATACCATCTTTAAAATCAGCCGAGTCTACTTTAACATATTCTGATAAAGTAAATTTTCTAATTACACTTCTTGATGCGATACCTTGATGTATCAAACTATCTTTATCTTTATCTTCTTTCTTAGCTTTGATAGTAAGCACACCATCTTGTAACTCACATTCTATATCAGACTTAGTGAAACCAGCTAATGCCATTTCTATCTGATGCTTTCCTTCACCTACTTTTCTTATGTTGTATGGTGGAAAGTTAGAAGTGTTTATTCTTGAGACCTCATTTAATGAATCAAACATTCTATCAAAACCGATAGAGAAGTTTTTAAATGGGTCAAAGTTTATTAAATCGTATTGTGTCATATTAATCCTTTCGTTAAGCGATTTAAGTTTAGTAATCCCTAATGGGCATTACTCTTCCTATATTATAGTAGGAATTCTAGTTGTTGTCAACTATTGATTAGCCAAGCTTTCAATAGCTTTTGCAGTATTTTCCATTCTTTCAATTATACCTCTTCTATTTAAAGATTCAGCATTTCTATATTCGTCATTATCTAAAAATTCTATAGCAGCTTCTTTATATTTACCTGCATTAATTAATTTTATTGTTTCAGGACTACCAGATAATGAACCTCTATACCAAGATGATACAATATGTTTTCTAACATCTAATGGAAAATTATTAAATTCTTTTATATTTTTTTTTATAATAGGTAATCTTTTATTTATAGCAATAACTAAATCTGCGTTAGCTTCATCAATTGTTTTTGAATCTTCTAATTTATTATTTTTATTATAATTTCCAAATCCACTTGTAACAAATTCTTCACCTTTTCCTTTATAATTTTTATATTTTTCTACACCATCAACTATAATTTTATCTCCTAATTTTTCATATTCTTTTATTATTTCCATATAATCTGCAGCTTCAGGTTTCTTTTCAGGTACAATAACTTTTTCTTCTTCCATCATAGTAGTTACTTGGTCATCAACTGATTTTGTTTCTAATGGTTTAACTCCTTCTAACTCAGATAAACCTAATACTTCATCACCACTTTCATAACCTAATCTAACAACTTGTCCACCTACTGAAAGTTTAGGTATAAAAGGAATAACTTTATTCCATGCTTCTTGTCTTCCTATTGATGCCCATTTAAAATTTTTTATTTTATTATTTTTTCTTAAAGGCAACCAAGCAAGAGACCTTTCAATACTATCTCCAACATTAAATCCTTTATAACTATCATCTACAAACAACCATTTGTGATGATAGATTTGATTTATATTAATATTTTTAATTGTACCATCAGAAAAAACTTTTAACCCTGTTGTTGCTAATGGTTCATTTACTGTATTAAATTCTGGAACTTTAATAAAAGAAACAATTTTATCCTTATCATTATATTTAACAACATCATAATTATAATCTTTAGGAAGTTTTGCTTTAGCAGATGTTATAATTGGTATAACATTTTCTGAACTTTTATGTACATATAAATCACCACCTATTTTTTTACCTACACCAGTAGAAGAATTTCTTTTTAATGATGAATCAATTTTAGTAACTTGCTTTTTTAAATTAGATAAATTATCTTTACTTATAGAACTTACTATTTTATTTTTAGAAGTAGGAAGTTTAGTTATTTTAATACCAGCACCACTTATTTTTTCTGTAGCAGGAATTAATTCTATTTTAAATTCTTTTTTTGTACCATTTAAAATTTCATCTGCATATTCTAATAATTCTTTTTTATTAAATTCTTTTTGAAACCATCCTCTATTAGCTCCTGCACCTCCAATTAAAAATTCTTTAGTTTTCCATTTAGGATTTTCTGCAATTAATATACTACCTTTTGCAGGAATTTTTTCTCTAGCAGTAATAAGTGCTACACCATTAGGTTTAAGTAACTCTCCTATATTAGAAATAACTTTACTTCTTTCCATTGGATTTTCAATTACATTTAATACACTAAAAGCTGTAATACCATCTTGACTTGATTTACCTTCTTTCATTATTAAATCATCTATGTCTTCATAATCTGGTCTTTTTCCTTTATAAGTTTTATTTTTATATGTATAAGAAACTGTATCAATATCAGCATAGTTAGGAAATTTTTCATAAGCTAATGTTTCTTTATTTTTAAATTGTTGAACACCTATTCCTTTACCAGAACCTATATCAAGAATTTTTTTCTTACCTAACTTTGTAAATATTTTATCAGCTTTATCATATGTTGCTACAGTATTTGCTCTAGTAGTTTTTGAAGGGTCTAATCCTTTTTTAAGAATATTTGAAGCTACTTTAGAAAGAGTTCTAGTAGCACCACCTACTAAATAATTTTGTCTATCTATTACACCACCTTCAGCAAACATAATTTGACTACCAAGTGTACTATCAAATACTGGTGGTTTTGGTCCTGCAAATAATTTTGATATCCAATTTCTCCAATTAGGTAAAGGTAAAAATCTTTGACTTAAAATTCTTACTGCTCTATCAGTATTTCCATCCCATGCTGCTTTACCAGCTTCAACAGGAGCAGAAGCTATTTGTGCTGCAGGTGGAAATAAATACCATGGTTCTCTTGAACCTGGTCCAATTAATCTATTAGCAATTAACTCTGGTAAGAAACCAAACATACCTGATAGTCTTGCACCTTCAGCCCACCATCTATTATTGTTAGCATCATAATCAGTTACTACTTCACCATACTTTGCTAACTCTCTTAATGATTGAACACCACTATATATAGGTAATACAGCTAAAGTTTTAACTAAAGTTTTAGCACTACCATTTTCCATTCTCATTAAAATTTTATTTGTCTGTGCTGATTTAGCCATAGCCCATGATAAAAACTGACCCATTAATCTTACCCATTGATTATTACTTTGTGTAAATAATAATCTATTAGATACTTGAGGTATTAATGCATCTCTATTTGCTGTTATAATTCCTGCTTCATTAATAGCACCTTTGTTTCCAGCAATTTTAATTGCAGTATTTAAATTTTTAGCTGAACCTATTGATAAAGCTTTGTTAGTAGATATACCATAATTATTATTTAAAAAATATTTAATTCTTTTTGCTCTACCAGTATTATCTAATCCTGTTTTAGTTAACTTATTTAAAGTTTTAGATAAATAATATGCATCAGCAACACCAGTATTATATGCAAATCTTCTAGCATAACCAGTTAACCATGATAATCCTAATGCTTGAAATGCAAGATTGTTAACTTTTTGTGAAGGAGACATACCAACCCAAGCATTATTTACTAACACATCTCTACCTTCAAATCCAGCAGACTTCATTAATGCTTGTCTAATACCATCATCTATATCTTGATTTAAAGATTTAGCTAATCCTTTTTCATTCTTAGCTCTAAGTGCTGTATCTTTAAAACCTCTAATGATTGCTCTCCAACTAGAAGAGTTTTGAAAAGGTTGAATTAAATCACCTAATGATGTAATAGTAACTCTACCTAACATATTTAAATTACCTAATGTTCCTAAAAGAGCTGCACTTGATTTTGATGCACCAGTCATAGCTGTACCATATCTATCAAAATATGCATCAATACTATTTGCTACTAATTTCATTTCTTGATTCATAGCATTTAAATATTTTTCTCTTGGTAATCCTGAGTTTATATATTTATTTCTTATTTGTAAAAATAAAGGTTGTAATAATTCTCCATTAGTTCCAAACTGTCTAGCAAATGCAATTGATTTAACTGAATCATTTGTTAAACTATTTAATATATTACGAGTATCATTTACTAAGTACCCTTTGTTTTCTAATATTTGTTCAACTTTTTTATAAGGTCCTTGTAATGCTCTTTTATGTGTAATATGGTCTGTAACTGGAGTGTAAATAAATTTGTTTCCTTCTTTAGAAACACCTGATTTAGAATCTTTAAACATTTGTTTTAATACTGCAGAATTAAATACACTATCACCAGAAGTTCTATGTCCATGTAAATAATTTTCTGCTGCAACTTGAGACCTTAATTTACCTTTATTAACTCCTGAAGCAACAGTACCTTTCATTCCTAAACTTTCATAAATTTCTTTAACTGTTTTTATAAAAGCTTTCTCATCTTTTTTTACAACATCCCAATTTAAAACTCTAGGAAAATAATTATCTAATTCTTTAGCTGGAAAAAA